AATCTGCAATTATGGCCTTCACGTCGGACGGAATCTTTTTCGTTTCATTCTCTCGCTGCTGCATCGTGCGATATGCTCGTTGGACGTTGGATGCGACAACGGAGTGCAAGGTCTCGCTGTCCATCATGCCCCATTCGCGTAGCTGAGAGGGAGAGCCGACAATTTTTTGCAGGATTGGCGGCAGCCGCTCAAACTGTCGTGCGCTGTCGTATGCGCTGTTTCGGATGGCCTTGAGGATGCGCGCCCACGCTTCTGCCTCGGTCTTTTCGCCGTTCGCGACGAGCTTGCGCATTTGCTCTTTGATCTGGCCTACACCCGGCGCAAATTCTCGGTCACCGGCGGCGATCAGCGTTTTGACCGCCGCGCCTACCAGACGCACATCGTCGTCGGCGAACATCGTTGCCCACAGTTGCAGACGCTCCTTGCCGTCTTGAGCACTCATTTTCGCGAATGACTGCGGCCACTCAGCTTTGCAAATCCTGAGGATTTGTGCAGTCTCTTGCAAGTTCACAGAAATCCCATCCCCCTCCACCGTTTTTTCGTCTGGTGTTTGGCGAATCGTCGTGGATAAATTCGTCCATCCAAGCGTTTTTGTCACACACTGTGTCCGGAGCCTTGCCTTTCTTTCGTTGTCGCGCTGCTTCGGAGCGGTCTACGTCTGCAATCGTCTTGAAGCCGGCCTCCTGCCATCGTTGCAAAATGGCTTTGACGTATCGCCAGTCTCGTGCGTTTGCGTCTAGGGCGATATCGATTGCCCTGAGACAAAGCTCTGCCCCCAACTGTTCGGAAAATCCGACCAGCTCGCTGATACACGACGTTGATGGGATAGCAGATATTTTCTCGCAATAGACGGCGACGACGGGGTTCGCGCGCGCGCGCGCGGTTTTGTCGTCGTCGTTAGACGATGACAAAACATTTGGTCTTGGTTTTGGCTTTGGTGTTGGTGTTGGTGTTGGTGTTGGTATTGGATAGCCATTTTTGCCATCGCTTGCCATCTCGTTAATGGCAATGCCATCCTTTGCCATGGCAGTGATAGCATTGCCATCCTTTGCCATTTTTTGCCATCTTGCAGATGCACCCTTAATGCCTGACGCAGCTCGTTTTTCGCGCGATTCCGCGAAATGCGATTGGAACCTGTCTTCGCAGGCTTGTACTCGTTTCCAAAAAAACCGCTCATTCCCGCTGAGCGCCGGAAGCTCTCCCGTCACGCTGTATTTGATCAGCGCGCGCGCTAGCCTCCCGAACTCCGCGTCTCCGAGGCAATCCATCTCCTCAAGATACTCATGAGGGAGGACAGCATAGGTTCTTTCCATGTTTACCTCCGCAAAAGACTCAGTCTTGATGTTGGTGCAAGAATACGTACTTGCTGTTCCCGCCCATGTTTTGCGCGAGCCAGTCAATCGCTTGCTCTCGGCTAAGATGATTTCGCGCTGCCTCGCGCTCATAGGCGTACACTCCGGCGGCATCCTTCGCCGCGATCCGTTCCGCAATCTCCTCTTTTGTGTGATTGGCCTCTATCATGTAGAGGTCAAAATCTTTTGCCTCGATGCCGTCCAGCGTGGAGCAGTCTGTCGCGTAGAAAAGCCACTCCTTGCCGATGTATATCTTCCACGCGCAGTTTTTGACGTTGTGCTGCGTAGGTTGCGGGCTTACAATCGCAAAATTTTGATAGGATAGCGCCTTGCTTGTGTTTCCGGGCGGTGTCGGCTCTGCCACGTCAATCGCGTCTTTGCCAACGCCCGCGTCGACCAGCGGCTTAACCATCCAATCGCAGCACACAAACCTAACGGATGGTCGCTCGCGGTGGAGCGCCCGCACCGTCGATGGCTTGAAGTGGTCGCCATGTTCGTGCGTCAGCAGTACCAACCGGATTTGTTTCGCGTAAGGCTCCAGCTTTTTCCAGCTCACACCGCAGTCGATAAGGATTGCGTCGTTGATGAGCACCGCGTTACCGCCACTGCCAGTGGCGATAATGTTATAAGTCATCGAGGATCACCGTTCCGGTGTCGTCCTCCGGCTCCGGCGCGGCGTCGTCCGGCATGGAATAGGCGAAGTTCACACCCTCTTTGACTTCCTGCTCAGTCGGCGGCGTATATTCTCCGGTAATGTCCTGAATTTCCTCCGCCGTCTGAAAGCCCATCAGCGTTTCGGGGCATTCCGTTTTCGCAAAAAAAGACGCCGCGCGGTAACGCATCATCAGCTCCGGCATGGTGTTCCATTTCGGATTTCTCAGCCAGCCCTCGTCCTTTGCGGTTTTCATCGTCACCCAAGGCCCGCAAACCGTCGTGTTTGTCCGAGCGTTCTCCGCAACAAGGCGGCAACCCCAGTCCCATTGACCGGGCTTTCCGCAAAACTCATAGCGGGAATTGCGGAACTTGCGGGAACCGTCAACCATCGCCTTGCAAGCCGATCCGCGCCATGTAAAATTTCCTTTGACGATCTGGCTGTTCTGCATTACCACGACGGGAGAAAGCCCCATCCTGCGCCCAAGATCGATTGCAACGAGGCAATCGCCGGGGTTCTTCTGGTACGCCTGCGGTATGACTTTCGCGTTTGCAATGTACTCCGCCATGCGAACGGCAGTTGCCATTGATTTCGCGTCGTCCCAAATAGACGGCGCACCGCTCTTCGCAACCTCCGCCGTCAGCTCGTTCTCCTGCGGCTGCCGCTCCATCATCTGCTCACTCATACTTGATGCCCTCCTGTTTCATGTATTCGCGCAGCGCAATCATCTTCTCTCGCGTAGCTGTCGCCTTAAAGGTAACGGTGAACATCGGCTCCGCTTCGACCTGCATCGGCGTGGCGACCGGGAGCGCAGCCTCTACCTTCGCCACGGCTTCCTGCTCCGAGCGGCGACGTTCATCGCGTTTCGCTGCTGCCTGTGTCTCTGCCGCTATGCGCTTCTTGCGATGCAGTACCCGTAGCATTGCTATACCGACGTCTAGGACTCGTTTGTACTCTGCCATAATCTCGTCGCGTTCTGCCGGATCACTCTCGCGGTCGATCCTGTCCATCCCGTCCGCAATCGCGGCGACTCGCTCATTGATTGCATCGAACAGCTTGCGCGGCGTCTTTTGTTTTGCGCTGGTCATGTCGATCTTGATGTTAAGCTGCGGCCAGCTGACAAAATCCACGCCATGCACTGCACAGAGCTCGCCGAAATACTCGATGCACCGCTTCTCGCACTCGGCCTTGATTGCACCCTCCGTCTCATCGATCTTGCGCTTGAGGTCAGCGTCGGCGCGTTTGTAGGGATCGGTGATACAGTCTTTGTACGTCTGCTCAAAGTCGTTGTATGCAACCATGTACTGCGTCTTGACTGTCTTTCGCAGCTCTTCCAGCTCGCTAAATTTCTTCGTCAAATCCGCCCGTGCCGTTTTGACACTCTGGATGGTATCGGCGGTGCAGACAAGCGCCATGTTGTCAGCTGCCATCGTCTCCCACTCTGTCTTAACATCGCGTAGACGTTCTTCGATCTCCGGCAGTTGAGAGATGCGGATCAGTGCTTCACTCATACCGCACATCTGCCTTTCCTTTGGAGTATCTCAAGCAGGCTTCGCTCCGGTACGTATTCCAAGAAAAAACCGCTTCCCATAATGCACCCGAGTATCCTTCGTGCTCTGGATCAACATACTTGTCGTCGGAAAAATATGGTGTCCTCGCTCCACAGTAATCGCACATTATGCAGACCCCTTCATGCTTGTCGATGTGTATACGAGGGTGGCTTATCGAGCAAAGAGGGCAATCGTCCAAGTGCACGTGCTCAGTGTCGAAGTACACTAGGCTCTTCTCATCAATATAGCTCGAATTCCAATGTTTAGCCGCTTCGGCAACCGTTTCTGCCACTCCTCCCGGTCTGTTGTTCTGAACAGGGAACGGTCTGCATCGACACCCGCATTTTGTGCAGATGATACACACCTCATAGGGTTTGTCATAGTGTTTCTGGATGCTGACATACGCATCAGCGTAACAAAAAGGGCAAACCTTTAAGATTGGGCTATCTTCACAAATCATCGGTCTGCCTCGCTCCGCTGTTCTTCGCGTCCAGTAAATCACTTTCTAGCTGCGCAACCATCGCGCAAATACCGTTCATATAGATTCGTCCCATGTCGTCACAAACTGCTCTCGTCAGCACCTTGCGCTCCGCCTCGTACACGTTCGCGAGGCTCATGTAAACGTCGGTTCCCATTAAAAAAGCGCCCCTTTCTTGCTCAAACAACGCGCTTGCGGTCTAATAACCAAAGCTGCGCGCAACGCTCACACATGCATGATCCATCCAACTCGTAGTAGTCCTCATCGTCGTACAACTCGCCGGAGCAAATATCGCACATCATCACAGGCTTAGGCTCCGGCGGCTCAATCGGTCGTTCTGGTTCGTACATGATACACAACTCCCTATTCATCTTCATCATCATACAAGCTCATTTGCCCGTTGAGTACGCCGTCATTCATCCACCAGTGGAACACATCTTCACCGCATCCCCATAGTTCACAAGGCAAGCCGCGCCGTCTGCGTTCTTCGCGCATTCTTTCGAAGGTGCGGATATACAAACGTTTATACCCTTTGTAGCGGGCAAACTCGAACTGTCGACTATGAATTCCCGCCAGCGGACAACCGATGCAACCGACACGGCCAAAGCCGCAATCATACAGTGGATTGACTGGGATCTTTGCCTCCTCGATAAAATCCCAAACATCCTTGTCCGTCCAGTCAATGATCGGATTGCACACCGCGCTACGCTTTTGCATACAGCGTTCAACCAGTCTGCGATTTTCGTCGTTGTCATTCATTAGGATAATCCGCTTTTCTTTCTGCCTGTGAGAGCTCTCATAGATACCACGGCTGTTTTTCCGTTTTTCAGATTCAGCCCATCGTACGCCGGTGGCGATAAACCTGTCTTTACCTCCATGCTCTTTTAGGACTTCGCAGCAATAGCGAACGAACCGTGTCGGTGGAATAAGTTTCTTCTGTATCAAACTCCACATAGATGTCGGCTTCCCTTGGTAAGTTGGATAGTTGATTATGATCCTGTTTGTAGGTACCCCAGCATTTTCAAGCCGTTTGAACTCCGAGCGGACAAATCGCACCGTTTCCGGAGCATCCGCTGTCGTGTGATTGTGCATCAGCTCAAATTCGATGCCAGCGCGCCGTGCCAGCTCGACGCAAACGGAGCTATCCTTTCCACCGCTGGTAGTAACGATCAACGGCTTCCCGTAGTGATGCTCGGACATCTGCGCTGCCATTCGCAAGCGTTCTATCGCGACATGTTCCTTGTCCATGTTTTTCCCCCTTTCTGTTCACCTACGCGATAACGCCAAGAGCAAGCGCGAAGGAAAGTATCGCCAACGATGCGGCAAGGATGGCGAGCTTCATCGCAAAAGTCATACCGTCACCGCCCCAACGGATGTACCGTCTCCGAAATAGCGGTAATAGTCCTGCTCTAACGCAGTTAAAACGCAGTCGATGTAGTGCGATTGGTCGGCGTCCATCTTAAAACGCAGCATTTCCTCTTCGCTGTGCCCATCGAACATACCGGCCTTGCGCAGCTTCTTGTAAATCGTGTCGAGCCGCTCCCATTGCTCGTCGCTCAGTATGTACGCGATCTGGATGATTTTCATGTGATCAACTCCGTTCCCTTCAACTGGGTATGGTTTTCATTCCATGAAATGGTTCCCGATGAACGCATTGCAATCCAAGCATTCTTTTTCGGTCTCATCAGTCATTAAGTCGATCAGCCCGTAACAATAGTAGTTTCCGTCGGTTTCCTTTATAGGTTTCGACAGCTTGCAAAAATCGTCTAGCGGTTTCCCACGCAACTGCGCTCTATTCAACTTAATCACCTCGCCTCCGTCGTTTTCCATATCTTTTCCAGCGATTTAATGACGGTTCCGCAGTAGGCATTGCGCGTGAGATCGATAAACTCATCAACCGTCATGCTGTCATGCTCGATGTCTATGCTGTGCGCTTTGGCGAACTCTTTGCGTCCCATCTCACACGACCCCGTAAGGCGGTGGTGCCAATCGTAGAAATCAGAGCAAGGGTACTGTTTCCCGTGCTCGTGCACGGCAATAAACGCTGCTATCCGCTCATCCTCTGGCATTCCATCAAATTGCTTTTCTCGCAGCGCCTCCATTGCATCGCGCAGCGTAACACCGTGCGCGAAATATCCTCCGCCTTTAACAACGAAGCACGGAGTAGTTGTCATGTCGTTACGCAGGATGCGCCCTTTGGCAACATCTCTTGACACTCTATCGATAAGTGTTGGGACGTCGTCGATCATGTAGACGAGTTCCCCGCGAAAGCTTTTTATATAACGAAGCGAGCCGGAGCCGGAGCCGTAGCCGTAGCCGTCGCCGGAGCCGGAGCCGTCGCCGTAGCCGTAGCCGTAGCCGTAGCCGGAGCCGTCGCCGGAGCCGTCGCCGTAGCCGTCGCCGTAGCCGTAGCCGGAGCCGTCGCCGTCGCCGGAGCCGGAGCCGGAGCCGGAGCCGTAGCCGTAGCCGTAGCCGTTTAGGGCATTCAAAAATCCATCAATTTTTGCATTTAGACTCTCCATACAGGTACCCCCTTGATGCAAGCCTCTGCGGCATCGGTGCAGGGGATAATCTCGACAACATCAAGGACGATCATCTCTGGCACGACGACAGAAAATTTGCACCTATCTGGTTTTTTGACCCCCTCTTGTGATAATTGTGACAACGACGCCGCGCCAGACCAAAACCATATCCTGCGCACGTTGGTCATTGTAACTTCGTTGCCGTTTCGCGCCTTGATGCACCCGGCAAAAACACCGGCTCGGTATGATCTCACAATGTAGTACTGCTCTTTTTCGCTCATGTTTGACAATCCTCCATATTTTTGTATTATCAACAGCCGCTAGATACGCGGCTAGTTGTCAACGGCTGCTAGCACGTTTTGTGTTTGGAGCTTTGCGCGCGCAATCTTCGCACCAATCCAAAAACCGGATCAGTAGCACTCCAACGCGTGACACACCAACCAACACCAAAAACATCGTCAATCCGTCCATTGCTACATACCATCCTTTTCGCCGTTTTCGCGCTCGGTACAATCTGCGAGCAAATCATCTATGGTGCACCCGTAAAACATCGCGAGTTTTGGGAGCTTTGATGCAGTCGGCTTACAGTAGCCAGTTTCCCATAGATATACGGATGCGTCTGACACTCCCATATACTGCATCACTTCTCTTACGCTTTTTTGGGCGTTTAACCTCGCCAGGCGAAATCCGTTCAACACTAATCCTCCTTCGTTCGCAAAAACACTTTAAAAGGCTTGACAGCCGCAGAATACTAAGTTATACTAAGTAGTGTGTCGCATGATGCGATTTTCGCGGGTGCATTTCTTTGTTGTACGCAAATATTATATTTAAGCAAAATTAAGTTGTCAACATATTTTTTAAGTTTTTTTAAGTTTTTTTGAAGCTAAATAAAGATTGCAGGTGGACGAGATGAGAAAAATCGATCGTATAAATGAGTTGCTAAAGTCCAACGGGAAAAATTACAAATACCTAAGCGACGCCATCGGTATATCCGCAAGTGCGGTGTCACAGTGGGTTGCGCTAAAAACAGAGCCGTCAAATCACAACCTCAAAAAGATAGCAGATCATTTTGGTGTGGATGTACTTACGCTGTCTGGCGCTCCGTCTTGCGTAAGGACTCCATCAGGTGCCACGTATCAGCTAACTGCGGAGGAAAGCGAGGTAATAGAGCTAATGCGGATGGATAGCACCGTTAGGTCTCAAATCCTGCTCGTAATGGAGCTGCACAAAAGAGAGCAACAAGAGACAGCAGCGCCCCTATAATTTATAGGACACTGTGACCCCTGTTTTTGTTTTATCTCTCAGATATTGGCGTTAGATAAAGTTCTGTGTCTTCGATTGAGGTCTTTGCCTCAATTATTTTTTTTGCGCGTTTAGTCAATTATTATAAATATTGGTTGGCTGCCATTCTCCGTCGCTACGTTTAATTTTCAGCGTTCCGGGGACGAGTTGCATCCCTTCGCGCTCTGCTTTTATCCGCAGCAGCATTTCGACCGCTTTCAGCGTCGGGAACTCTCCAAAAAACTCGGCATTGCACGGTTTAGCTTTGCTCAATGTTTTGGCTCCTTTCACAATCACTAAGCAAAAACTCGATATCATACTCAGGGAGTAACTCTTTGATTTTGCGTGATTCGCCGTATGTAAAATCTGACAACCCGGCAAGCTTGCTATAAAACGTCCTCTCTGTGATATCCAAATATCCAGCGCACGCTTTTTGCGGGATCCCTTTAGTGGCCAACGCCTTTTTCAAGTTAAGCATACATCTCACCACAAAATACCCTGTGGGGTAGATTCGAGTTTATTATCTACGATGTAGGGTATTTTGTCAAGAGCTTTTTTTCTTGCGGCGGAAAATCTCCTTGCATTCCCGGCAATTTTTAATGTATAATGGTATAGGGTATTTTGTCTTGAGGTGTGCTTGTGACGTTTCTAGATAAGCTTGATTTGCTCATGCAGTGTTCCGGGCTAAATCGAAATAAGCTTTCAATTATGTCCGGAGTTCCGTACACGACAATTGATGGTTTTTATAAAAAAGGATACGAGAACGCAAAAATTTCTACTCTTAAAAAAATTGCCAAAGCTCTTGGATGCTCGTTGGATTATTTGATTGAGCCTGATGTCGACCAATTGGCTATTGGTTCGATATGCACCAATGGCGAGCGTACGGAAAGTATGCTCGACTTGTCGCCGGAAGAGCGGAAAGCCGTGGAGCTCATGCGCACAAACAGCGATGCGCGGGCGCAGATCATGCTTGTGATGGAGATGCACAAAAAAGACACGCCCAAAGAGTGAGCGCGTCTGTTTTGTGACGCTATTCCTTTTTCTTTTTCCATTCATCTACAATCGTATTTACCATGTAATTTATGACGACCTCTTGAACCTTCTGGGCAAAGTCGTTGTCTTGTCTCATTAGCTGGACAACCTCTTTTTCAACGAGCGAGAGTCCTTCCATCGATGCAAACTCCTTTCATTCGCAAGCGGGAGGGAGCTTAGCATAAAATTTCAGCGGAATTTGTCTAAAAAGGAGATCGTGTCAAAAATGGATGAGTTGGTACCTTGTAAAACGTGTGGGTCAGAGATAGCAAAAAACGCGAAGGTATGCCCAAATTGCGGAGCGAAAAATAAAACACAGCACCGCGTAAACGCAACTCTTGTGAGTGTAGAATCGCATAACGGATATGTTTTGTGCGAATTTGAGATTGTGAATAATACGAGTAAAGACATTAGAGTCAGTTCGTTGTTGTCGTTCGACTGTTACGTTGATGATTATGCTACAGATTTAGACCTAGGCGCACTGTTAGATACCGATAAACCGCAACTTGACGGCGCAGTAGCATCCGGTAAAAAAATGCGTGGTGTTCTTGCTTTCAAAGCGCCGAGCGGATGGAAAGAAATTGAAATCCACTATCACCCGTCATTTTGGTCAAAAGCAATTATTTTTTCGGCAATTCATGAATAGGTGGAGAACAACTAAAAAGCGTCCCGGTGTGAGCAGCACCGGGACGCTCGTGCGCAGAGAAAGGAGTCAAAACTGCGCACGTCAATATGGAGGAGGGTCAAGTAACCCTTGCGGACTTATTGTAGGATTTTTTAGCAAAAATATCAACCCATTGCATCTTTTATGTGTATAGGGGGCGATAAAACTTGCGGGTCGCGCTATATTGCCGCGTCAGCACAGATGAGCAGGCGCGTCACGGACAAAGCATTGAGGCACAGCTCTTCCATCTGCGTGAGTGGGCAGCTAAAAATGGACATACAGTCGTAGGAGAGTATGTTGATGCCGGTATCAGCGGGAAAAAGCCTCCTGCGAAACGGCCGGAGCTTGCGCGTTTTTTTCAATCCCTACGCGATGGTGTCAAAGTTGACCTCCTCGCATTTTGCAAGCTAGATCGTTTTTTTCGGTCGGTCAAGCTCTATTATCAGGCGGTTGACGTGCTCGACAAATACAACGTCGCATGGCAGGCAATCCATGAGGATTATGAGACGCTGACGGCTGGCGGGCGGATGAAAGTCAATATTATGTTGTCCGTCGCGGAGAATGAGGCAGATCGCACGGCGGAAAGAATCAAAGTCGTTTTTGAGCGCAAAATAGCGAATGGTGAGTGCGTAAATCCGCATGGTCTCCCAATTGGGTACAGCTACGACCGCGCGAGTAAACGCATCGTTGCTAATGCGGATGCGGATATTGTGCGCGCTGCATTTGAGCACTATGCCAAAACCGGCTCGGTGCGTGATACGCTGTATTATATCGGAGATAAATACGGTAAACACTTAATATACAAGAGCTTAGCGCTATTGCTCCACAATCGTCTCTACATAGGAGAGTATAGAGACAATCTGGATTACTGTGAGCCGATCGTAGACAAATCTCTATTTGACAGGGTTCAAATCTGCCTTGAGAGTCGATCTATACGGCATAATCCAACGGCAAGGGTGTATTTTTTCTCCGGCCTGATATATTGCGGCGTTTGTGGGCGTAGGATGGTCGGTGTGTATCACAACAACAATGGCAACAGCACGGACTACAATGGATATAGATGCCAGCGAGCGTATCAATCCCATTTGTGCGCACATCGGAAATTTTACTCTGAGAGAAAAATAGAGGCGTATTTGCTTGAGCATATAAAACAAGAGGCGGGGAGCGTTTCCGCTAAGACGGAAATTTCTAGGGCGAAGAAAAAGAAAAAGGCTCCCAACATGGCAGAAATTAAAGGGCGGCTGAGTAGGTTAAAGGATTTGTACGTGGACGGATTGATTGACAAAGATGAGTATTTGCGAGATCGTGAAAAATTGACGGAACTGCTAGACTGTGTGGATGCCAAAAGCGACCAGCAAAAAAAACGGATCGAAAAGGTGCGCGAAATTTTTTTAGGATGCCTGGAAGAGGAGTACAGCGCACTGGGACGTGCAGAAAAGCGCGATTTCTGGCGCGCGATCCTAACGCGCATAGAGATAACAGACGGTGACATCCGTTTTTATTTTTAGCTCGGCTTGTGTACTAATTATTCCGCCGCCTGGGGGGCGGTATAATTAGTAGCATTATAGCCAAATTATCCGGCTAATTTTTGCGCATTGAAATAACCGGATAACATGCTATAATAAAAGACAGTTAAGGCAATCCAACAACAAAACTTTTCGGAGGTGCGAAACAATGACACATTACCTTGCGTCAGTACAAAACAAGAAAACCCGTGAAATTATGGTGATTGGAATGAATTGCGAAAAAAAATCCGACTTGTACGATGCACTTTGCTCGATGTATTACGTGAGATTTATCACGACCAAAGAAAAATACACAGAAGATTGCGAAAAATGGTATAGGGAACACGGACTCTTTTTCGGATGTCCGGAAAAGTTGCGAGAAATTTTGGAGAACCACAAAAAGTGGGTGAGGCGCGAGTCGGACGGGGAATGGGATGACGACGGGGAATGGGATGACCTATGTGGGGCTGACCTCCGAGAGGATGATCTCCATGGAGCAAACATCCGATGAGTTCCGATAACAAGGAAGCCCAGCGCGTTGCAAAGTGCCGAGCGAGGCGGCACCGTGTAGAGCTGCTTCTCAAGCCAGAGGAGTATGCGGCAGTTGAAAGGGCGGCGGACGGGAAACCGATTGCTACTTATATCAAATACACCGTTCTGGAAGCAATTGCAAGGGAGGGGCGCTAAGCCCCTCCCTTGTTTTTTATCTGCCGCATGACCCCATCGTACACACGCGGATTTACAGCTGCAAGCGTATCCATAAGATCATTCATGACAGGCCACACGTCAGCGGGGCGTTTCCCACGTACAGCCTGCAAAAAATCGCTGCTTCCGTAGTCGCCAACGGCCTGATCATCTCCGATGTCTGGTGTGCGCTCTGGCTCGGCGGCATAAGAGTAGCCAACATTTGTTCGCTGTTCGTTCGGCGCAAGATGGTCTTGCAAGATGTAGCAAGCTGCCAGCGCAACGGCGTCATTGCGGTTCGGATCGACCTTCCCGCTGTAGTAGGCGATCGCCTCTTGTATCTGTCTATCGTCAATCAAGAGGCTCCCTCCAATCAGCGCCGAAGCTCGTCCATAAGCTGTTGCACACGGCGTTGCTTATCGGCTGGCATATCCTCCATTATGCCCTCCAAATCGGACATAATGCTATCCATCTCAGCTGCGTAACTATAGCCATCATTCCGGCTATATCGCCCCATGCTGTCACGTCTTGCGTTGCTTCCACGGCCGCGCGCATAAGAGTTCCCGTTTTCGTAGCTGTTGGCGCCACGGTTTCCACTCATCATGCCGCCGCGTCCGTCATCGGCGTAGCTCATGCCGATTCCGGGTGCGTAATATCCGCCCATACGCGGAATAAAGCGCCCAGAGTAGCCACCATCTTCCCCGGCCTCCATCATCGCAATAGTTGTCTTGATGGATTTAAGGGCATGAGATAGCTTATCAACAGCTTCGAGATCACCAGCGCTCATTCCGTCCGCCTTCTCGATTTTCTTGCTGTACTCGTCCAGTTCGGCAGTCAAGGCCTTGCACAATTTGTGCAGCATTTCGATTTTCTCGTCCATGTTCTCGTCCTCCTTTCCATCACGCTACCCGGTCGATCACTAGGTTGCCGTTGATTTGGCTGATCGACACCGGGGGCGTAGTCGTACCGTCTGTAATGCCGGAAACCGCGCGAACAGACACGGAGAAGCAGCAGCCGCGCGGTACGGTAACAAGCGCCGTACTGGTGACATTGCCGTATTCTTCGGCGGCGGCGGGCGTAAAAATCGCCCTGCTCGCCATTCTAGCCTCGCCGTTTACCGTAACGGCGACCGCAATCGGGGCGACTGTTCCGCCCTCAGGGATTGCGATATTCCCGTTATATGTCACGCGATACCGCGCGAAGCAGTTGGAGCCGCAGCCTCGGAGAGTAAAAACCCCTGTGCCGTCATCGTGGATCACAAATCCACGATTGCAAGGGATAGATGCCGTGAAGTCAATCGCCTCATTGAGCGGTACGATCTGTTCCGCGTTGGCAATATACTCTGCCATGTCGGATGCCTCCTTACGCTACGCCGCAACCGCACCCGCATCCGCATCCGTTGTTGTTGCCGCAGGTAAAGATCGGCTGACGACCATAGACGGGGGTGGACGGAACCGGGCAGTTGGACAGACGGTTGTAGAGCGCGTCAACTTCGGCGGTCTGACCCGCGAGAATCTTCGCCGTCTGCGCTGTCTGGGACTCGCGCATGGCTGACATATTGACAGCATTTTGGAGAGCCACATTCTCGCGCTGCGCTGCGGCAAGCTGCCCCTTGACGTTGTCCAGCTCAAGCTGGCAAAGCTTGTCAAGGATTGCCTGCGTGCCGCGCGTCTGGCTGTCGATAATGTCGCGGGTGTTGGTGGCAGATGCCGTGCGGGTCGCGCAAGCTTCTGTCGCCTCGGTGTACTTGACATCAGCGAGAGACGCATTGACGCTGTTAAACCCTTGCATATTGGCGGTTTGCTCGGCAAAGGAGCGATTTAGGGACGCAAGCTCATTGGCATTGAGCTGCTGGCTGATCGCGTTCTGCGCTCCGGTGATAGAGGCAGTGGTGCCAGCGAATCCGTTGCAAAGGCTCTGCTGGATGCCAGCAGTGCTGTTGGCAAGTGCCATCTGCATATCTCCGCAGCAGCCGCAGAGCTGCGTAGCAAGGTTGCTTACGCCGTCGCGGACGCTGGTGACGCTGTCGTGGAGCTGCGCATCGCGGAATCCGTCATTGACATTGTTGTTGATACCGTTTTGGCCGTTAAGCAGCCACGGGAAATCGATTCCAAAGCCCATCATGCCAGCAGCTCCACCGAAGCCGCCCATACCCCAGCCGCCGCCGAAGCCACCGCCCCAGCCGCAAAGCAGCAACAGTATGAGCCACCAACCATCACCACCAAAGCCGTTGCCAAATCCGCCGTTTCCACCGGCGTAGGCAGGCGCAACCGGCATGTAAAATCCGTTTCCATTGCCTTCGTCTGTGAGAGCCATGTTTTAAAATCCTCCCTAAAATAGTTGATTTATCGCCACCACCTGTGCACCGGTGGATGGTTCGAAACAAAAAGAGCCAATTCCCGAGTAACTCTCTGGAATTGGCCCCTGTTAGCCGTCCGCCTCCCCTGTTGGAAGCGTCAACCTATATTTGATTGTGCGTTTAATCTCTACTATGTCCACCTCGCCGCGCACAAGCTTCAGCTCTACGGTGTTCCCTCGGTGTAGCATGGCGTATATCTGCGCCAACGCGTCTGGCGGAGGATAAAAATTTCTGATTTCCATAATGTGTTGATAAATGTGTATATTAAAGGCAGGACATTATCGCTTCCCCTGAATCATCATCTGAAGCTGCTGATTCAGCCCCACCGGGAGCCTGCTACTCATAACGCGGTTGAGGATCGGCTGAGTGACCTGCCCGCTGTTAATAAGGTACTGGGTGATCTGCCGCGGGTCGGTCATTCCGTCCGGGATGGATAGCCCCATCTTTTTTAGATAGGTGGATGGGTTTGCGCGTAGCTCCTGCATAGCTTGCGCATTGTTGATCTGTTGCGCGCTCTGCTGCGGCGCATTGCCGAGCTGCTTGAAAAGGCTCATGTTTCCTCCAAAATAATTGAAATGTTAGTAGAAGAACCGTGCTATTCCTGCATCGAAACAACAGCTCTTGCTTTGCATTTTCCAAACTCTGAAACGGAGTTCGCGGCTTATATTCCAGCCTAGCCCTCCGCATCCTCTTTCTTCGCCGGACGTTTCGAGGGCTGAGCAGCCGCCACCGCCGCTGCTACAATTCCGTCGATTTCGTCGCGCCTCACATAAACAGACGGGTCAAATGTAGGTTCCTGCGGCGCTGGCGGGCGTTTGTCGTAATAAGTGATCCCACCTTGACCGTTCGCGCCGTTTGATTTAAACGCCACAAAACTATCGTCTGTTGCAACAAACATCTGTGTAACACCCACTGGGACAAAAAAATCTTCAACGGCTTTCTCGTTCCCGACAGCTACAACGTCAACCGATCGTGTTTGCTGCGTAGGTTGCTGCATCTGCTGATATTGTTGATAGGCGTACGGATTGTATGGCTGATAACCAACAGGAAACGGGTTTGTGTAAGCCATCGTCAAGGCCTCCGAAAATAGTAGATCGGGATTTCTGCGCTCGAATCCCAAGAATCAAGTAGCACACCATTGCGCACCGCAGCAACGTGCCCGCCAAAAGCAAGGACATACACTCCGCGCGGATGGTCTCGGCAAAAATCCTCCGCAGTGTAGCAATCTGGGCATGAGTTTGGTAGGGCATACCGCTTAAACCCGTGCGTGCGTAAGACAGCCCCCCACACCGCGTCAGCACTAAGCATGTCACAAGCCAGACGCGCCTCTTTGGTCAAAAGGTCAAATGCCTCATACCACGTCACTCCAAGCGCGACGGATACGGCTCGTACAGCACAATCACCTATGCTCTTTCCGCACGGATTGTTTAAGTAACGCATCCACATGCGTAATTTTTACAACAAAAGAGACGCGATGACGATTGCATCATCGCGTCTCTTTTGCTTCATTTTCGTCTCTTTTTAGGATCATCAACAGCGGGTTTCCTCGCCTGTGCACAATCCTTTTTATCTGTGACACCGACATATTGTATTCATAGGCTAGCGCCTCAAAAGTTAGACCGTCAATAAATCTGCGCCGAAGGATTGAGCGATCTCTCTCACTGTTAATATGCTCTTCGATCAGCGCAGAAAATGCAGAGTTAGACCACACACATACCCCTCACTTTTCTGCGCCATCCAGCATTTATATTTATTTTCTGCGGATGCGTCTCCTAATTGTAATCCTGATAATAATAACTGACGCTGCTGCTCCAAGCAGCGTCAGAATTTTCGCGATACCCATTTGATTTTTCCTCCACTTCAATTGTGATAAATTCATCGATAAAGGAACGTTCGTAGCGCAAAAAGCCAACCCAGCTCAAGACGAGTAAGACAATCGTAAACACCAGCGCATTGAGCAGCCTTATGTTGATTCGCTCCAAGCGTTCCACATCTGACTTCGCGCCCTGTTCTTTTTTCTTGTTGTTTGACGCGCCGCCCATTGCCATCACGCCCCCTGTGAGCACAAACTTCCATACAGCCCACACCAGCGCGACAAACACAGCGCCGAACATCGCTACAGCGGCTTGTGCTCGACGCCGCTGCAAAAACCGCCCGCCCGGTCGAAGATAACAAGTAGGCGCAGCATATCGGCGCTTAAATCCATATCTGCCGGGTTCCCCTGTTCATCATTCACTCCGGCGCCGCGGATCGCGCCGGAGGCAATCAGCTTCTCCACCGTTTCCATCGCCCACGGCGCACCATCTCGGATTTCCTGCAAGCTGTTGTAGCGATTCATTGCCTCTACCCCCTCATCGTCTGTCAGTCTGCGCTTGAATGCCTCCCACGCTGCGTTGTCCATGAAATACGCCGGACAGTGCTTGCCCGTTACGTCGAAGTGGCGCACGACGTGGCCGATGGGGATGCCGTATAGCGCCATGAGCTTCCTACCGAGCGCGGCGGCATTGGAGAGCGTCGCCTCTGTCGCCATGATCTTGCCATCGCGCACCATGTCGCACATCTCGATGCTGATGCTATTGGCGTTTGTAACAACGCCGTGTAGCATTCCGCCGCCGGTCTGCGCGCAATCGCTCCACTTCTTTCCACCGACCGCCCATGCTGTGTATAGCTCCGGCACACTTTGGACGATCTCGCTGCCATCCACAAAATAGTGCGCGGACGCTTTGACTGTCGCATTTGCGTAGTAGATAGCGTTGGCTCGTGCGGTGTCGCCGTCGTTTCCGGTGTAGTGATAGACAAGATAGCGGACAGCGCTTGCGTCCCGGCGCTCGCCGTAGTTCGCGCGGTTGCACAGGATCACCGGGATGTTGTCAAGAACTTTGCTCATGATGCTCACCCCCGTCCCCTTTGTCGCGCAGGGCTTGCAGCATATCCCGCATAAATCGCGGGTAGGGCACACCCATCAGACCGAGGTTTTCTAACAGAGAAAGGCCTTCGTTTCCCGCGAAGAAGAGAACCACAGCGGAACGGATATAGTGCGTATCCGCCGCCGCGTCCAGCAAGACAGCTATGTACACAAGCACTAACACCGCGCACTTGCGGGTAATGCCGAGAAATCCCGCGCGGCTGTCCAACGCGCCGCTATCACTCTTGCTCGATCTCTTGAAGACAGCGGCAACCACCATCCCGGTCAGATAATCCGCCGCCATTAGTGCGACCAGCAGTTCCAGCAGTGCGTCCCATCCGCCGAGCGAGTTTGCGGCTGCTGCGCCGACAGCAGCCAGCGCAGCAAGAACGGAATTTTTGATCTCAGTTGCGGTCATGCGGGATCCCTCCCTTTTAAGTGGCACTGACCCAAGCATAAGTTGCCGCCCCATTGGATACCGTACACTGCAGCGTATAAGTGCCGTCCGTTGTCGGTGCCGCTGGGTAATCTATCGCAAAGTAGTGCCACTCCGTCCACAAATAATTATCCGCATCGTTTTGATAGCCGTATCGCCAAGCAACACGCCCGTCCCTCGCGTAGACCGTCTGCTCCCTACCGTGGTTTGTCGAGTAGGAAAAGGCCATGTCTACAATAATACAGCTGTAACCGGGAAAAGGATGATGCCCTAGCGTTGCCTCCTGTGTCGATCCGTTGCAGTTTTTATCAATCTGGAAGATTGCGTTCATCGGCATGTTGTCGAGGTCGGACACGGATTCGGACATCCTGCCAGCCGAGATCACGCGGTTGCCGGAGTGCACATAGCCATTTTCCATGAACTTTGACCAATGCGACCAGACCAACGCATTGTTGTCGCCGACAAGAGCGGTACGGTAGGAAAACGTTGGAGAGAAGTCGTCGCGGAACCCGATCAGAATCTGCGTCACTCCGCTATACGCGGTCGAACTTGTCTTATGCGGGCGGAATGTGAGTAGCGTCCCTCTGATGTAGCCAGTTGACGAGCGCGAGCCATAGCCGATCCAACTGTCACCGTCGGGGCCATCTGTCAGCGGAACATTCGAGCTTATTCCGACCACGCTGTTCAATGGCGCGTCGTTGAAGCTACCGTTCGGAAAATAGGTCAGATAGTTGCTCGCGGTCAAAAAAATGTTGGTCAGCTCTATGCTGTCCTCTTTCGTTCCGACGCTGATCCACTCGCCCCAAGACCCGGTATTGCTACGCAAGTAAATTGCTGGGAAAGTAGCGTTTGTAATCGCAATTTGGAAATACTTATCCGTTGCGCTCGTTTGCATTACCTTAAAGATAAATCCTGTGTTAGACACCGGTGAGTGTAACAAAGATGCCGCAACGCCGCTATTTGCGACGTAGTAGTTTCCCGGCGTAGTCAGCGTATCAAGGTCAGTATCGTTTGCGACGGCGATCGCCAGACCGTTGCTCAGTGCAAACAGATTGCTATCAGAGCTGCCGAGCTTGTACACTTTTCCGGCCTCGGTCTTGTCGTTGACAAGCAGCGTGGCGGCTCCCATAGGCGCTGTAATAATCTCATCGTTACAGACTGTCCCACTAGGAGCGACACGAATAACATTAAATTGCGAATCTTGGAAAGAATACTGGCGATAGCTGCTGCCGCCCTCCGCCGTGACGCGAAAGGCATCGCCGGGTGAACACTGCACTACAAGGTATCGAGTATTGACGCTCCCGACATAATTCGGGTGGTCAAAGTCTACGGTAGTGCCGTTGTTTTTGATGTAATAATGCAACTCGCTCCAGCTTGTGACCTCTTCCGCGCCGGATAACATCTGCGCAACTTGGCCATACGATACAGCGTCCCCGGATGCGCTGGCCTGTGGCAGATTAGTTATAGCGTTTCCGTCCATGTTGATCGCGCCTGACATCGTCCCGCCGGTGGTTGGGAGGCCGCCGCCTCCACCGCCTCCGCCGCCTCCGGGCGTCACATTCTGCGCAATTTCCTCTAATTTGCCGGAAATATCGGCCATATAACTTTCAAACCGTGTAGACGGCTTCAGCTTGTACAGCTCAAGACCTCCTGGATTCTCTCCGCCACTTCCTTCTGGTGTCATGTTTTGTGCGATTTGATCCAAGTTACCTACAATATCGGCCATATAACTTTCAAACCGCGTAGACGGAGCAATCTGTTGATTTGACATTTTACATACCTCCTTAATCTAAATACTTTCCCATATTGGTTTTTTATCCAACCTGTTTACAATCTCAACCTTTTGTGCGATTCCTTTCATCTTCAAACGCTTCGATTACATCAAGTTTCTCCTCATCTGTGTTCGCGCCGGAAAAATCGGCACCTTCCGACTCGTAAATTTGCACAAGACTACCCAATGTACCGAAAAATCCGCCATTGTAATCACCGGTCGAGCAAATAATAACCGCATTCGGCGGTGCTGGATGAAGCATCAGCCACTCATCTGCCGTGAAATGTCCAGTGCCGAACTGATTGGAATACGTCAGACCCTGAATCTTAGGGTCTACACCTGGGGTGTAAATATCATCCTCTCGGTTCCAGATCGCGTATCGCTTCGCCATACTAAGCCCCTCCAAAAATTAAATTTCTCCAGACAAGCTGAAAGATCGCTTTATGTAGCCGTTAAAAGGGATAGTTGATAGCGCATTTATATGCGTACTATCGCGAGTAAATCTCTCCTGCGCCGTAAGATCGCCAATAAAATACTTACTCCAAGGCGGGATCGTAATATCCAAGCCATATGCCATCATGTAAGCGTCAACATCGCTACTCGATCCAGTGTCGGAATCGTATCCACCTGCAAACAATGCGATAGAGCCTATTTTAGCGCTAGCAGCGTCTCTCCGCGGAGTGTTAAATTCCGTGAGGATACTCCTCGTGAGCAAAACATCGTAAGCCTCTACAACGGCCGATGACACAAACGACATATCAACAGGTTTATAACCTCCGGCAAAAATAGCCAAACTTCCTGTGCTTGCAGCGGCCAAGTCGCATCTTGCTTCGATCAATGGCGTTGTTGTAGTGCGTGTCAATGAGTCATCATATACATCAACAACTGGTGTTGCCATGGATGCGCTTGATCCTGCTTCTACATATCCGCCACCGAATAGGATATTGTAACCCGATTTAGCACCTGCTAGTCTCTGCCGTGCTACACTTAATTGCGTTAAAACGTGTTGCGTCATATTGTGGTCATATGATTCGACCATGTTTGAGTTGCTGCTATTCGATCCACCTCCGGCAAAAATAGCCAAACTTCCTGTGCTTGCAGCGGCCAAGTCGCATCTTGCTTGATTCAACGGAGCTATTGTATAGCGCGTCAATGTGCCGTCATACGCATCGACGGTTGCGTCAAGCGAAGACCGATCGCCCGTTGTTGCTCCACCGGCAAATACCGCCATATTTGCCACAGTTGCTCCTGCTAAGCTATGCCGTGCTACGCTCAATTGTGGTGCGATTCGCCTCGTCAGTGTGCTGTCGTAGGCATCTACTACGGCAGACGGGCTACTACCAGAGTACCCGCCAGCGAAAATAAGGTACGACCCAGCGTTTGCGCACGCAAGCATCGATCGAGATTCGCTTAATTTCGTTGCTGCTGTCCGCGTCAATGAATCGTTGTACGCATCTGCTATTCCGATCGATGCTGAGCTTACACCGGCAAACAGCGCATATGTCCCGATCGTTCCACCGGCCAAATCTGTCCCAGCATTACTTAGAGATTGCGCAGGAAACCGCTCTGTCCTGTAAGATGTCCACACATTCTTTAGCTGGATGGTCGGCACAAAATCAAAAGCTGCGTTAAATATGTCATCCGGCGTAGGATTGTTAGAAACAGAAAATCCATATTTGGCAGCCGTACTATCTTTAAGCAACGTGGCTTTACTGAGAGGCGTACCAGATTCCGTAGGATCGTCTGCCATCCTCATGTCATAGAGATCATCTGATACATGCGTAAGCCGCACGCGCCCAGGATGTGTCGGAACTCTGTCCTTCATGTCGTACCACCTCCTTTAATTCGCGATATATATGGAAACGCCAGATATCGCATTAATCGCGCCAGACCTTATGTAGATGGAGGATACCAACGCTATTTGTGCATCGACTTCCTTGAGTAGGCGCTCTATGTTGTTTGCGTCGTTGTGCGATATGTGATCCATACTGGAAGGAACGTCCGTTATCGCACTCCACAACGACTTAAAAGATCGGACTGTATTGATATAAGTGCTCATTTCCGATTGCGTAGGAACGTCATAGAGCGTCCAATCTGTGCGAAGCGGTACATAGCCAGGTATATCGTAGCCATAGCCGGAAATTAGATCATAGAGATACGCACACGCCTGACCAACTCGGTTAAGGTCGCTCGCGTTGTACGCTCCGCGCATTGATGCAAGTAGATACTCGTCACGCTCAGATTGTGTCCATTGCGCCAAATCCTTGCTATTAAAGGCTTTTACACGCGCCACATCTTCCGCTGATCTGTCTATAATAAGCGTATCAATAATGCTCACTCTTCCAACACCTCCGCATCAGAAAGGGCGAAGCCGCTTAATACGATCGATGCGCGTTTGTAATGCCCATTAAGTAAGTCCCCCCAAGGTGTTGTCGTTTGTACATAATCGCCGATTTCTTCTCCGTCTATGTGGAATTTCAAGTTGTGAGTTCTTGTCCTTGACGCGCAATCAAAAAAGCTTTGAGATACCTCCGCAATGTTTTCGCTTGTTACAAGCATCGCATCCATTACATCAATCACATTTGGCTGATTGCTCGCCGTTACATCTGGATTCAAAATTGTCACGATTGTTTTCGTGTCATAGTATTTTGTCCCATCAACTTCAATTTCCTCACTCCCCTCTGTCTGTGTTGTTGAGTAATCGTGTGATGCTATTCGGATCGCAGTGACAATCTTTTCGGATTGGACACGTCCTCCCTCTCTGGTACGTAATGGGGGTATCTCTTTTATCGTGTCACCAAGCGGGAATACCTTGATGCTGTCACTGTTTCTCGTATTTGCGATTGCTCCAATTGCAAAACATACCTGTTGTAAGGCTCCTCTTCGAGTAAGTCCGACAAGTGGCCCCGTTACTGTTTTGTTTGCGAAGCTACTGTGTACGTCTACCGCGTATGTACCACAAATAGTTCGTATGAGGTCTTCGGCGTTCTGATTTTCGTAAAAAGCGTCAGGAAATGGTTCGGAATCCATCACACCTATCGCGTCTGTGCAGATAATATCGTATAGACGCTCTGCTGTCCTCGATCCTTCTTCAACGTAAAAAACACCGTGCAATGTTTCTCCGTCATACGCAAGAACCGGCTGCTTGAACTGGAAAATAAATTGTGCATCGGATTTGCTGTTTAACGTCCAGTCCATTGCATTTGCCAAAAGTTCCCGCTTCGTCACATCGATTTCTTGAGTTAATCGTACATTCCGCAGCTCATCTCTTTCAAAAACTCGGTGAATGCCGAAAAGTATGCGGTCTAATTTGGCTCGTCTCTTTGGCAAGCTCGTTTTATTAAGTCTAATGACAATTTTGCTATAGCCGATCACCGTGTTTTCGCAAAAATACTCAAAACTGTCTGGGTAAAAGCTCTTGCTAGAAAGTAGCGTATTCCCCCTATACCACTCAACGTCAACATCATTACACCAACTATCGCCGGAAAACATCAAAGACACTCCTAGGGATGTGTATTGATCGTCAAACAGGATCGTAACTTCCGGCGGCGCAGTGAATATCCCGATTTCGTTGCTTTGTACAGACGACCAATACGGGATCGGATTGTTGTCGTAAATGCTCTTTGAGCCATCAAGAACCCATAAGTTCGGTTCAAGAGTCGCGTAATCCTTTTGGTTTTGACTGCCAAACGGGAGCATTGAGATATCGCTTTTTTGATCAACCAACGTAGATGATACATCCGCATCATCCGCCGAACCGGGAGCGGTGTCTTGATATAAAATACGTACGCTCATGTGGGCACCCTCGCAGGAGCCATCGCTATAAAGTTAAATGATAAACTATCCCAGCGATTTTGATTTGGCATCATAATGGCAAGCGAATCAGTACCGTTTGTGACGTATGCGTTGAAGGTTAGTGTTTCCTGCGCATATGGGACAACAATAACATGTGAGTCTACCGGGGCGGAAATTGATTCAAAGAATGCGTCATATTCTTGCGGCGTCGCATCATCAGGGTCAATTTCGAGCGCGTAATTGTAATAAGTGCCGATAATATCGCGCTCCATTTGCCCAGTCATTACCCGCCCGGCGTTTTCTCCGTCTAAGACAGAAAATGAGCGTTTAATACTAGTAATATGGATATGTGGATATGTTACTCCATCAAGCGTGATTGGATAACTGAGCATATTAAGCGCCTCCAATTCTGGCGCCTACGCGCTGGCTCTCCAACCGGGAAACATCTACAACGGCTCGCCCAAGTTCTCGTCTATCAAGTTGCAAGACAATCTCTCGGTTCCCTCCAAAATTTGCATTCCTGAGCGCAATCATCATAGCCTGCACCATCGTTTCGAGCGGCGTCTCTATATTCGTTCCGCTTCTTTGGTCTCCGAGGACGGCGAGAAATTCGCGATTCGGCGGTATCACACGCCCTTGTGCCAAATGCGGGACAGAGTCCATTGACAATGTAGCACTTCTCGTTGCTGTTCCTTGTTGTTCTACCGAAACCGTGCTACCAAAAGAAAACTTTTCGCGCAACCAGTCCCTTGCAGAACTGCCCCACGACTTAACAGATTCCCATGCAGATTTCATGCCGTTAAGAAGACCGTCTATGATTGTTTTACCAAGACCAGACCAATATTCAGCCGTGAAATATTTTTTAACGCTGGTGTTCCACCAATTTTTTATAGATGCCCAAACTTGCTTTAGCCTTCCGAGGATTGCGCCCCAGTTGGGTACGACTACAGCTGCGAGACCTGCTGCACCGACTAAGAGCAATCCGAGCCCCAATGGGATACCAACCCCCGTGAATAAAAGGACTGCACCGAGCGCAAGGAGTGCTCCACTTGCAATCGCAGTCACCTTACCGATCGACCCGCGTAATGCGTTAACAATTGCGTCCCAATTTGCCGCTACAGCTGACGCCAGGCCAACGGCTCCAGCTGCCAACAACGCAATGCCAAGCGGCATTGCAACCCCCGTGAATACTAACACTGCGCCAAGCGCCAACAGTGCAACGCCAGTGAATAGACCGATTACTCTTTTTATCGGGTCTTTCAAAGTATTCTCAGCCTCATCAGGGTTAGTCGTTACCGCCTTCCATAAAAATGCAGCACCTGCTGCCATAAGCGCTAAGCCTAGCAGAAAACCGACTCCCGTAAATGCCAACACTGCGCCAAGCGCCAACAGTGCAACGCCAGTGAATAGACCGATGATTCTACCTATCGGGGTACTCACAAACTTCTCAAGCTCGCCAAAGGTAGTCGTTGCCGCCTTCCATAAAAATGCAGCACCTGCTGCCATAAGCGCTATACCTAGCAGAGGACTTATTCCTGTAAATGTCAATACTGCGCCAAGCGCCAACAGTGCACTTCCAGTGAATAGGGCTTCAATATCGCTAAGACGGCTTTGAATTACAGAGGTGAAATCCGGTTCAATACTATTTCCATATGCTCCAATTCCTGCGACGCCGGAGTTAGAACCTTCTAGCTTGTTAATTTCGTCAAACGACGCCAGCTGTTTTCCTGCTTTCTTTGCTGCGGCTCCGACTCCATTCAATGCCTTTTGCTCTCCGTATAGTGCTTTGGCTGCGTCTGCACTTTGTTGGAATGTTTTGCCAGTAAGCCGGGAAAACAGATCAGCAATTGTCGTTACTACCTTCGTTAGAACATTTACGAGCAGCACAAATGCCGGGATAATCGTCTGGATAATAGGCTGCGCAAGCGTTAAAAGAGCACCTTTAAGTCTCGCCACAGCCGCAGCGGCTTGGTCGTTTGACTTGATACCGAGCCAGAGTTGCTCGCGCATAGCGCGAAACGCCTTGGTTACAAGCGTGAATATAAAGACCCGTCTTGCAAGGCCAATGATTCTGCGCTCAAATTTGGCCATTCTTACAGTCGCAGCTTGCATCGCATTTGATATACTATCGCCCGCAGATGCGCCAGAATCGCCAGCGTAAATCAATCGCTTAGACAAGTCACCAGCTTTTTCCTTCGCGTATTCCAAGCTGAGCTCTGTCTTTTTTATGCTTGCATCTTGTCGTTCCAGAGCTCCAGACGCTTTGTTGTACATAGCGGTTAAATTATTAACAGCCTCTGCTTGCCTTTGTATCTCTTCGTAGGTAATGCGTGAGCCTCCGCTTCCCATTTCAGAAAGCTTCTGTTTTGCAGCTTCCAGCTCATTCCCAAGCCGCGCAGCTTCGTCAGCGAGAGGCATTCTTTGGTATTTTTGCTCCGACAATTTGTTTTGTAGGTTTGTAATCCTTTTTTCGAGCTTGTTCAGATCGGCTTGCGCTTTGCTATCGTCAACCTCGATTACCGCTGTTATGCTGCCGTCAGCCATCTCATCACCCGCTTTCAACGCAACCAATTATCAAAAATTTCCTGCTCTCTCTCGGTGAGTTCGACCTTGAAATCAATAACGTCGCGATTCCTCCTGTAAAATTCCCGATCTGCTTTGTCGAGCGTCTTCCCTCGCGCTTTTTTGTCTCGTATCGCCACAACCTGAGCGAAAAAGCAATCACCGATTGACGAGTACGCAGATAGGAACGTCCACCAATGCAAATACGACAATCCTCGAATATCAGTACCGATTATTTTGCTTACTGGCGGCTCGATGAGACGGAAATCCTGTTCCCATGACACGAGCTTCGGGCTTTTTGTCCCCGTCTCGTCTACTCCACCACGCAAATACCAAAAGCATCTATCAAGAGCCTCTTTGTAGTACTGCGGCGGTATCTCCTCTTCATATAGGCATTCCAGCGCCTCCATGGCGCGGTTGTAATCGTCCAATTCAGGATCGGTGATCGCCTGAAATATATCCAAGGCGACACGATAATCGCTCCGAATCGTATAATCCTTCCCCGCGACTGTTAATGTAGTGGGAAGCGATACATTCCATGGGGATATCATTTCCGGCGATACTTCTCGCTGTATTTCCGTATGCGTATATCGCTTTGTTTTTTCTCGCGAGCAAACGATGTATCCATTTCGTCCATGATCGCGAGTAGCAGATTCGCCCAAACGGGAAGACCATCGGCGAGCGCGTAGACATTCATGCTGCCAAAAACAGCTTCGCATACCGGCGCGCCCAATGCGCTGTCGATCATATCGCGCATTTCTGCGTCCAGTTTTCGCATGATTTCAAATACCGCGCTTTTATCCGCTTTCTCGATCTCTGCTTTATACTCTTCCTGTTTTTTGTCAAGATCGCAAAATGTATTAAACAGCCGTTCCCCGAAGGTGCTATCCATCGGATTGAATGTAAGCTCAAATTTCCCGTTCAGGTCGTAAGAGACTAGTCCGTCCGCAAAAGATAGGCTTTTCTTCTCCATGCTCATATTCCCTCTATTATGCGTCAGGTGTAAATGTGATCACGCCAGTAGTTGCATCCTTTGCGGCTGTTCCTACCGTGCGATTACCTCCGTATGTGACATCAAACGGCATTCCAACCGTTCCTCCACCGGCGCCTCCTTCACTTTTCGGTAGTACAGCGCACGAGTCATAGCGTTCGGCAAACGGAGCGGAAGAACTCCCTGCGTAGAAATGCACGATAAGCATATCCATAGCAGCAAGCGCAACATAATCTTCATCTTTGATCGCCGTGTTCCATATCTTAACCGTTGCTGTATCACCTGCGTCAAGTTCGACAGGTTCAAAGCTTTGAGTTTTGATTGGCTTTTTCAGCGTTTTATATGTTGCACCAAGTATGTCCTGCTTGGTCTCTTCGCCCCAATCATATTCGATGCTTGAGTCCTCAACACGCTTACCGATAACGCTCCACGTCGGACTCGATGTCGTACCAGTGTTTAGGCACGCAACCAGTAACTCTCTGGCTATGGTTTTCCCTGCGTCAGTATTAAACGTTATATCAGCCATCGCATTTTCCCCCTATAACACCTCATAAGCTATTCTCATCGGGATTTGGTAAGATTCGTCGCCGTTGTCGTAGCTCCCAATAAAAGACCCTCGGGATACGGCTTCCACCTTGATTGTCGTGATACCATCCCCAAGGTCTGGCGGATTTGCGGCAGCCCAGTCGCCGAAATCGTTTAGAGCCTCATCAGCGCTTAGCCGCTCTCCGTCGCTGCTGCGCGGCTTGATTCGGTATACAAGCGCAAATTGGTACTCGCCTTTATGCCCGCCGCCGATATACCGTTTTGTGATAGACGCAGCAGCAACGGTAGACAACATCATCCCTGGTGTCAGCGGCTCACCGGAAGAATTTGTTGTAAATTGCTCAAATTTTATCCGCAAAATCCCGTCCGGCACGTTCGGCCATCGGTTGACCCACGTCATAATAGATCGGGATATTTTTTTCTCTTCCTCGGCGGCAGCAAGGATAACCTGTTCGTTGTCACCGTCCATTGTTTACAATCCTTTCCGAAACATCGAGCCATTTATCCAAGTTCTGGGCTTTGCTTCGTTCAATCCAATGTGATCCGGCGTACTTGTGGAAATCCTTCGTGTAATTCAGTGGCTCATTCGTTGGCCTTAAAGTTGAACCCTTTTGGAAACGGAAGATTTCATTCCCCAACTTGTCCGTGAAGTGCATCGGACCTCTTCCTGTCGCAGCGTCTACCATCTTCACGCCATAGTATAGATATCTCGCATATGGACCCGGATAGATGATTGTGTTCCCTACCACGCGCGTCCTTGTCTTAAGTGAGCCTGTCAAAAACGGAACATACAGATCGGTGTCTTTTTCGACTTGAGCGGCAAGGACGTGCTCCGCCATAGATGCTCGTTGATCTATTAACTTAGATGCCTGCGAGCAAAAATCATTGTGGATCGTTATTTTCAAGCACTACCACCAACTTCAAAATGCTGCATTCGTGGGCTCCCAAAATCCTTACGATCCACCTTTGTCACATCGTAAACTTCGCCGTACTTTGTGTTGATGTACGTCGAGTTTTTATCAGGTTCAACGACGTTACCCTTGACAAAAAACGTGTTTCCAGTGGTTGACAGCGTCCAAAGTGTGCTTTTATCTTGAGCATTCCAGAAGTCTACCGGGTCTGCGTAAGTTCTCGACATTCCGCTTATCCCATCGACAGCATGAACGGAAAATGGGATGTGCAAGGTAACGCTATCAGCCGTGGATAATCCCGATGTCCGGACGTTGTACCCCTTCGTCGCATCAAGTAGCACACCGGATAGGACTGTTATGTGGTTACGCGAAGTATCCTCAAATGTTTCCGGGTCAGTCTCCGTTGAGACGTTATACACGGTAACCGTGTGAGGCAATTTCACTGCGACCACGCCCCCCGATATAGCAACCCAGTGTTGACAAGATACTGTGTTAGGATTCCCGCGTACTCTGCAGATTTCGATGTTGATCCAGCGGACGAATCCCGCATGTAATCTGCCGCAGTTGTATACGATTGAGACCACGACCCGACAGATTCGCTTTTCAGTTCGCCACAACCATCCTCGACGGCCGTTTCCATGGCTTGCAATGCGATATTTCGCTTTTGCTCGTCGATCTGCATTGCTTCAGCAAGCGCGCAACATGCTTTTTTTATCAAGGTAACATCGTAGGCATCTTCTACTACTTCAGCTCGTCCGCGCGTGTAGTAATCGATGAAATCACTCGCTCTGGTTGATAGGCGCGGGAAGTCTGTCTCATGGATGGACGTTCCGTAAAATGTACCAACGTAAAATGCATAATCGGCATACATCCCGCGCATATCCTCCTCATTTGAGAAATTCCGTCATGCAGTATCCGCCGCCATCAACGGCAAGCCAACCATCAGGTGCTTCAACATCAACTGCAGGTACGACGTTTTCCATGTATTTCGCGACACGCAAAACGTCAGAATCCTTGCTCGGTTCCGAGCGGATGTTAAGCCCAGAATGATATTTCACCGTGTAAACGCCAGGAGCAGCACCAACAACCAGTTCCGGCGTTTTGACTCTCTTAGGCATATCAACCACCAGGAGTGACAACGGCAGGCTTGTAGACTGCAAACGGGAAACGGTTTGCGTTGTCTGCGTTGTATGCGTTGATCGGGTTCGGGATTTCCCAGCCAAGTCGCATAACCGCGCGGAGAGCAACCATATCGTCCTGCATGAGGTTGTACGCAATCGTCTTGTCCGTGTTTTGTACGACGCCCTCCGTGAATATCTTAAATTCGATATCCTTGCGAATCGCGTAAGTTAGCTGAGAGAAGTCACCAACGATCATAAGCGCTTCGCTCGCATCGAATGCTCCATTCAGCGGGAAAACCAGCGGAACGCCGTCAAGAGCGTACTGGGTAGTACCCTGCATGTCAGTTTTGAAAATTGGAATACCGTTGCTATCGACAAGACCGCGCAGCTGGGCACGCATTTTGACAGCAGCCATTGCGCCAGTCGGCAAATATCCGCTTTCCTCGACTTTTGCGATTACTCCGTCAACCCCCATGATTTCCGCGAAAACTCCTGGGTCTGGTGTGGCGGACGCGCGTGTGACGACGTTCCCGGCAGCCACAGCAGACGGGACAAGCCCGTCGCGCCAGTTGGTTGGCTTGTTCGTGCCAAAAAGGATAGCGGAGTCTATGACCTTGCCAAAAGCTTCTGTGATGCGAGGCTTTACCTCACCCCAAATATCGTAGTTGGAATCATCAAGGACAGCTTCCGGAATGGGGACAATAACGGCAACTTCTTCCGCGTAAATCTTTTTTTTGTCCCATGCCATGTTAGTGGTCTTTTTTTGGCCGTTGTCGCCCTCCACAAAATAGGCAAGCGGCAAAGAATCCAGAACGTTGATCGTTTGGGTTTTGCTGCCCATGTTCGGAAGCTTTCGCCCCATAGACAGGACTGCGCTATCCGCTGTCACTCCCTGGATTATTTCTCTGGTTACCGGTTCCGGTATCAATCCGGATAAGTTCGACCTAGAGATCATACTAGCGTCAAGTGCCATATTTTTTTCCTCACTTTCCAAGTTTCCTAATCAGCATATTCATTGCATCGTTTGGGGTTTTCTCTGCGGAGTTCCCGGCGAGGGAGGCACCAAGATCGACACGGATTTTTGATTGTTGTGTTGCGCGCGAAGCGATAAACTCATCTGCCGCGTGATCGAAGTCTTTTGAGTCGGTTACCATTTGCGCGATTTTAAATGCGTAATAGTCAACATCTTCCGTCGGAACGCCTTTGGAGAGTAAGAGCTTCTCGCGCTCATATTGTTCAATCTTGGCGAGTGCTGCCGTGAGACTAGTCTTTGCCTCGTCCCGTTCTTTTTGTATGGCATTCATTCGCTCTGCTTCGCTCTGCTGGCTTTCCTTCCACTGACGGAATGCGTTCAGCTCCGTTTCGTCTGGCATCCCCTTCATTGCCTTGCTCACACGCTTTCCGACAATTGCGTCAAGCTCCGCCTGCGTAAATGTTTTTTCCGTGTTCTGCTGCGCCGGATTTCCCGCCGGTGTCGGTTCCGCTTGCTGCGCGGATGCGATTGCTGCTTGTTCCGCCATAGGTAAAACCCTCCGTTTATAGCTCCGTCGAGCGTTTCCGTTTTAAGCCCGTCGGCATAAATACAAAAAAGAGCGGTCAAGTTTGTGCAGATTCTGCACAAACTCAACCACTCTCGGTTCTTCGCGCCAAACTTTTATGGCGCGGAAAAGGTATTTGAGCGCAGCTATTAACGCGCTCGACTTATGTTATCGCCTATCTGCGGTAACACCGATCCTTACTTCGTTGCGCTTGACGTGGATAATCTTCACTCCATCGCGTGTTGGGATCAGCTCAACACGCTGGTCACGCATCAAAACATCATTGATTGCGCGGACGTGGTTATCTGTCAAGAGGTTGACGCGGTTTAATCTATAAGGCATAGATTTACACCCCTCCTAATGCCTAATTATAGCACAAATTAACCTTGGATCAATTTATCGCTATACACAATCTTGCAATATTTCTCCGCATCATGCAGGCATAGCTCCGCCCACAACTTGTCAGAAAAGCTTACAAGTTCGCTGCTATAGCAGTGCTATAGCATTGCCCGCCCCCGTTGATGAGTTGCGTTTCACAACATCATCCAGCAGTTTGGTAAACTCTGCGCTGCTAATCCCTGTGGTTTCGCGGATCGCCTTCTTTATTTCGTCAAGGGAGCTTACATCGAACAGTTTAATTTCTGTTTTCTCCGATATAGAGACGTCGTACGCTACACAGATTTCCACTTACTTGTTTCCCTCCCTCACAATATACACGTTCATTCTATCTCTTTGCTCGCGCAGTCCAGCCGCCTTGCTAAATTCGTGATACTTTTCCGTCAGACGTCGGGACTTAATTCTCGCCGCTTGCGCATCCTCTTCGGTTGTAGCTGCCGCAACACGACGCTTCAGCTTGCGGATCGTTCGTTCGATCTGCCGTTGCTTCTGTGTCGCTTCGTAATGTGTGTACGTGCGCCCTTCATACTTAAAGTCCGGCGGATCAATGTTGGCAAGCTCCTCGTCTGTATACGTCCTGTCCATGACGCCAGGAATGAAAGGATGGCGCTTGTGGCGGCAATTAACACCGCAAAGGCCGTCTACTTCTCCGTATCCAGTCACTTCTACGAGGTCTTGATAACGACCAATAGGATCGCGCTCGCCGTTTTTGCTCTGATAATATACTTTCCCCTGCCATGCTTTATGGCTGCTCCACGGGTTCGGATATGGCTTATCGCGTGCACCGCTATGCGCTGATACTTCCACATACGGCGTACCAAGATACTCCATGCTCTGGTCGGTATATTTGTCGCAAATCTGGTTTACGCCAGTCAACACTGCACGACGCACGGCAACATCAATTTGGTCGTAATGCGGATTACCGCCATCCTCTTTTGGCTCATAATACACAGTTTTCAGCCCACTGTCAGCAAGCTGACGGGTTGCATTTGCTATCGCCTGACTGTAGCTGATCGTGCCACTCTGCACCTGCATCACCGCGTTGTCGAGCGCCCATTGATATGCCTTTGCTGGGGTGAGAAACGTCAACCGTCCGCCGACAACCTCGAGGAATCCCATGCTCTGTGTGATATTGCGCATCGCCGACCACGTTTGCCGGCGAATCGCTGCAATCTCATTCGCATCAACCAGCGTTTCCGGCTCAGTCACTTTTGCAAGTGTGATGAGGTCGGTATAATATGCTTGATTGCGTTTCACCACATCATCCAGCAGCTTGTTAAGCTCTGCTCTGCTCATCCCTGTGGTTTCGCGGATCGCCTTTTTTATTGCGTCAAGCTTGATACCATGTGAGCGCAGCGCCCGAATATCCTGCACCGTAACTTCATTCAGCTCCCCAGCTGCTTTCAGTCGCGATGCGATCTCTTGCAGGAGCTTGATTTCAAGCTCTCGGTACAGTTCTGCAAGCTCTTCCGGCATTGCGTCGAGTATCTCGGGCTGAAATGGGTACTTCATTCGACCTCATCCTGCCGCTCATCAGTCATTCCATTCATTTTTGGAAGCGCCGCTTTCGCGGTTTTGTCGTCTTCGTTGTACCATTTCATGCGATATTCATATGCATTCATGATCCCGGCGGCAAGGTCTTGACGGTCGTTCGCGCGCTCCGTCGCCTTGTCCTCAATGATCGAGTCGTCAAAATCGATACTGATTTCAGCGTCCTCATTTAGGCCGGCGTTCATGTAGCTGTTGCCCATCCGTAATATAACCCTGCACAGGTTGTCTAGGAAGCTCTCAAGCACGATCTCGTGCTTCTGGATCGTACGGAATAGCGTGCTATTCTCGCTCACAATCTGCGTGGCTGTCGCGATACTGCCTTGGTCAAATTTATAATGTTGCTCACCGAATCCGCATTTTTTCGATAGCATCCTCAGCTGATCTTGCAACCCATTTTCGTGCTCGATTGTCCGCAAAGCCATGTCAATTGGCTGGATAATTGTACCATTTACAAGGTCTTCAGGCAAAACGTAGTATGCCATGTCAGTCGGGTCGAAAATAGGATCGCCGCTATCGTTTTTCGTCGCGCTTGGCTTGACAATGACGCGCTTCTTGCCGAGCACAAACTCGTTTACGTAACTATCATATGCAATATCAACACCCTTGAGTACGTCAATTGCATTCGCAAACACGGGTATCCCCATCGGGTTGTTTTCCTCGATGTTGTTTGCAATGTTATACCGCCCGATAACAAACTGTGGTTTGTCACTACCAGTAATGATCGGAGCGTCCGTAACGCCATCAAACCCAGGCACGTTTTCAAATGGCTCTTCTCGGAGCGTGTCGCCGTCGCTCTGCCTATAAAGCTTATTTATTATCGCATATTTAGCGCCTTGCAGGACATGCAACTGCATATACACATATTTGACATCTCCTACGTTGTGTATCGTAGCAAACGCGCACTCTCGCACTTCCCTGCCCTTCCAGGTGAGCGGGAAAATCCTCTCTGCTGTAATATAATCTAGCTCAATACCAGTAGCGTCAACAACTTGACCGTTCGCGCTGATCGATGCCCCGTTGACATGTGGCACAATTGCATAAGTCCCGCGCGCAGCGCCCTTTTCCTGCAACTCGTTGATGTTATACAAAAAATCGTTTTCAAAAAAAACGCGATCAACAAACTCCTGCTCTTTACTGCCATCGAGGGTGATTTTAACCTTCTCGTTCATCAAGAGGTTAGCCCAATCCTCTGACACTGTTTTCGCCATGCCGAGCGAGTACCGTGTCAATTTTTGCTTTTCCTGCCCATTAAAAACTCGGTAGTGATGGAAATCCGAAACATTCCCGCTGTACCACTGGTTCCAGTAGTCAATCCTGTCATACCAAGTTGGAGACATTGTATTGTATCCTAGCTCTTTAAGCTTTTTTATGATGCCGTCATTCATCCGCTCGTCTCCCTTTCGTCTCCCTTATCCTATGCGATGCTGCCCCGCCGCAGATATGCCCACTCAAGCGCATAGCGGATCGCGTCGATGATGTGGTTATTTGCGTCCGGGTAGCCGCTGATGATATCTCCATCCCTGTTGCGCTCATACTCATAACAAGTCAGCTCTCTACATGCATTTGGTGTCCGGCGGCGATCTATAACGATTTTCCGCCGTTGCAGCCATTTCATCCCGTAGTCAACACTGCCGGGACCCTTAACTGCCAGCCTAACAGGTAGGCCAAGGGATAGATAATCCGCGCCGCTCTTAGGCTCGGCGCTGTCGCAGATAATATGCGCGTCTGTATATCCGCGCTCCTTGATCATCGCCGCGCTTGCCTCGTTGGTCAGCTTGTTTTGGTATATCTCATCAATGAGGTAGATCGTCTCTCGCGTCCTGTCATAGTGCAAGCGGACAAACGCAAATGGATCTGGATACCAGCCCCAGTCTACCCCCTGATAGATGCGATCAAACCTTGCAATCTCGTCGTCTCCGATTGCTCGCAACTCGAGGTTGTCAAATACGTTTCCGCCGGTTCCGACAGGCTCGCCTAAATACTCATGCCTGTACGCTCTCTCGTCCGTCTCTTTGAGATGCTCCGCCTCCGCGAAAAATTGCTCGCCAAGCCACTCAACTGGTGCCTCAAGATATGTGGATTTATGGCAGAGCCTATCTTCGCGATGCTCCAAGCTGTCTTTGTTCGCCCAGTTCTCGCGGCTGATCGGTGGGTTGTAGCTTTCAAAGTTCCAAAATTTTTCGCCGCCGCGCATGGTAGACTGCAGTATTGTACGTATTTCCGCACGACCCGCAAACTGGTCTTTTTCCTCAAAGTGCGTTACTGCGATATAGCCAAACGGCACTTTAATGGATTTTATCTTCATCGGGTCATCGGCACCGCGAAACATGATTTTTTGCCCAGTTGGGCGATAGATCAGCTCCATCGGTGTCTTTTTGGCGTCCCAAAACTCCGCTATCCCCAACTCTCCGAGCGCCCAGATGTACTGTGTGTACACACTGTCGCGGATTGTGTTGCCGACTTTGCGCAACACGAGTGCATGTGTGCCAGCATTGGCTAGCAGGATTAATGGGACAAGCAGAGACACCGCCGAGGATTTGAGCGATCCGCGCCCGCCTGATAGATCGTAGTGCGTGTGGCCGTGACAAAACACATCATGCGCAAGCGCCTTATATGCGGGTCCGATGTGCTCTGACAAAAGTACATCAGACATCAATAATTACCTTAACAATCTCATCCAGCGCTTTATTCGCGTCAGGCGTCTCGCCCGTAAGCGCAAGCGCGATCTTTACCATCTCTGCGTTCCCCTTCATCGCTCCGTGGATGATGCTCTTGGCAATCGCTTGTGCTCCAGTCAACGGCGTCCCGTCTTTTTTGTCGGTCGCGACAACTTCGCGCATGTAATGCAAAAAAGCCGCTGTGATGCTTTTTTGCGCGGCAATCTTATCGTGCTTCTTCCGCGCCGCCTCTCGTGCTGTCGCGCTCGTAAACTTGATCCCTTCCGGCACCGGCTGACCGTTACGCGGCGAGACCGCAATATTTTGTTTTTTCGCGCTTTTTCCCGCCATCGTGTCACCTCCTCGGCAGTTTTACAATTTCCATAATTTTTTTCAAATTCCAGAAAAATTTTACAAAAACCCCTTGACAACTACGTACATTGTGCGTATAATAGGATCATCACAAGACAGGAGGGCGCAACAATGATTAATAAGAGCAAGCTGATGGAGGCTGCATGGGCACTATATCGCAAGTCCCTAAAGTGGTCTAATAATTTTAGGCTGAGTTTTTCCGAGTGCCTCCGCCGGGCATGGGCTGAGGCCAAGCGCAACGCCCGAATCTTTTTTGGCTATGTGCCGATCAACGGAGTGGACGGCAATATTACTGTGGATGTCCTTTTTGGCCGGGTCTATGGCCAGACCTATGGCTGGCGCAAGACGCTCAAGGACTTTGGCGCTCTCTGGTGTCCGGAGGATAGGGAGTGGGCGCTCCCGCAGGATCGCGTACAAGAGTTTTGCCGTAAGTATGCTTAATATAATACATAAGGGGGTAATTGAGATGTTTATTTTTAGCGATTTACTGGCAGCGTCTGAAGAACACGACCGCCACATCAGCGAGGACATAGTTGCTACCTATCAATCCCGCAAGGATGACGCTAATCCAAAGAGCGGCGGCATTGCCGTTGTCAAGAGGATCACCGATGATCGCAAATCCGCGCCTTATTACATGGTATGTACCGGCGTTGTTGATGTCTGTAATATTGGTTGGCATGGCTGTGATTACGCTGCGCGAGACGAGGCCGATGGTATATCTGTTGCACAGGCGATTGTCGCAGCATGGGATCGTGGCGTTGATCCGGACGTCGAGGACGACAGATGCGACCTTTCCCCGGATTATAACCCATGCAAATATTGGGGTCATTTGTAACAGGAGGTGATTGATATGCCAATGGAGCCTGATGAAAGACACGAGCCACATCTGGAGACAAACAGACAAGCGATCGTATACCACCTTTCGACGAGATTAAGAAGCAAACCGATCAAATCTATAACAGATTACACAATGAGGAGCAGCTAGGAGGGCAAAACAATGGTTGACATCCACGGCAACAAGATTGTCGGACTGAGACAGGTTGCGTCGGCCACTAAGAGACTACGTTGGGATAGGGATTTGTTGTCGCTATGGTATGACCAAGAGAGCGGCAAGGTGTGGCTGGACGATCCGCGCAAACGTCCGCACGATTTTCCGGGCGATTATGTCCTGGAGATATGTCATGTTGATAGGCCGATGACAGTGCTGGAGCTACACAACAGTATTAATGCGGAGCTTGAGAGGCTCGACAGCAAGGAGAGACAGCTATGGGCTTGGGTGTTGGGGCGGCCAATATAGGAGATGCCACTATGACAATGACAATAGAGCAACTTAGGATCGCAATATCTGAGGCAGCAAATTACACAGATGTTGACTGTTTTGTTGATGCGCTACTGCGGTCGCCAGCATTTGCGCCGCCTGGATACGATTACGCAGAGCTTGATCCGTCGCAATCTGCCGACCTGCGCAAAGTTTGGGTTGGTGTTAATGCTCCGTTTGGTGATTTTATCGCCGAATTTTCCACGACACAAACCCAACTGGCTCGGCAGTTTGGCATCCCGCTTAGGACGATACAAGAGTGGGCTGGTGAGCTCAGGCATTGTCCTATCTACGTCCGCAAAATGATGGCGACGCTCTTGATCCTTGACAACACTATGCAGGACGTCGCACCGATAAGCAACGAGCAGATCGCAGATATAATCGATCTGTACAACCGTAGCGCATCAAAGTGCTCAGCCGCGTTGGCGGAAATGGATAGCGACAATGCTAAGATATCAGCTAGTGAGATGGACACGATAGAGCGGATGCTGAGTATCTTGGGTTACAAGATCATCTATGACGACGACGACGGCTCTGATGAGGCGATAGATACCTAGCTGATAGATTATGACCGCGATTGCCCGGTGATGCGGTAACTGTATTTTACAGCATCACCCGACAAAAATATAGTCGTATCTATACACGTTTTGCCCGATTTTTGTAGCGCCAAACGTAGTTGAGCGCCGTTTTTTGCCTCCCGTGCAAGCAGTGACAGACGCTTGCATACTTTGGCCGTATGTTGTCACATGGCGCGCAAAGATAGCACACCGCTGCATAGATTGACGGCCACTCTCGGATCAGATCGCCGCTTAGGCTGTACTGCGTTACCGCTCGTCTTGCATACATATAGCTGCACCTCTCCTTCGCAAAAAAATCTTAAAAAAATCTAAAAAATTTTGCAAAAACCTCTTGACTTATACGCGCAGTGTGCGTATAATAGAGATATCAAAAGACAGGAGGACAACAACAATGATTAACCACAAGATTGACCGCAAAAAGATCGAGGACGCCATGGATCGCGGCGGGTTTGGATACTACGGTATCCGGATAGATGACGACGCTGTATACAACGTTGGCGACCGCACAGCAACATCGCACGATTGGGAGGACAACGAGCCCGAAGACGATTATCTCAACGGCACGTGCTGCGTCGGCATATCGTATGTTGAGGACATCGACAAGGCGATCAAGATCGCCAACACATACTACGGTGACCATGTGTGCCTGATCGGCGGCGACAGCATGGAGTACGGCGAGGATGAGGGCGAGTACATCATCAAGGACGCGGTTGTTGTCGCCGTACTCTAGTAATGATAATTTCCGGGCGCACATAAGCACGCACCGACAAACCAGCCTGCGGGAGCAAATAGCCGGATTAAGGAGGATAAAAAAAGGAGGTATTTTGACCATGAACAAGATCCAGAGCATCACGCTTTCTACCGGCGATATCTACACGCCCGAAAAAGGCAAGCCGCCCGTGTGTCCTTGCACGACCTGCAAAGAGAAATCGCTTGCCAAATTTGGCGAATGCAATTCCGGCTTCGGCGTGTGCGCCGCCTATATGGATTACGAGCACATGAACGCCGTCTATAAAACCACCGTCTTTTGACGAAATAACCTGCCCCGGAGGTTACGAGGGCAGAAGGGCGGCAGCAAAAAAACTAAAAAATGTTAAAATTGGCTTGACAATTACGCACAATGCGCATATAATAATAACATCAAGATCAAGGAGGACAAAACGATGGACGTCATCATTAAGGAGAGCGGGGAGCGCAAGCAGCTCACGCTAAGCTGGCCTGGAGCAGTGGGAGATTTTGCCAACGAGATCATAGGCCAGAGCGGCGATGAGATCGACTACGACTATACTGGAGATGTGTACTACATGGACAACGATACATACCAGTGGTGGGATCAGTATCTGACGACCCTAGGTGACGACTTGGCGACACGTGAGGAGCTTGCGGAGCAATACGGCGAGACGCTGGTGGATGAGATTGTCTATGAGGAGATGGACGGAATCCATGACTATGATCTCCACCATGCCGCATACGCTCGGGCATTCTCCCGGATACGAGAGGAGGGAGCTTGCAAAAAATGACATTATGGCAAATAGATATCGCGTTTGCGGAGGCTCCCAACTATAGCGATGTCGACTCCTATGTATCGGAGATGCTCTTGTCGTCTTTGCCGTTGGGCGACGACACTGTGGAGCCTGATATGTCAATGCTGTCAGACCTGCGCAAGGTATGGTACGCTGTGCACGAGCCATTTCGGGCCATGCTCTCAGAGTTTGGCCTGACACAGGTCAAGCTACACGTGTTGCTTGGGATTCCGCTGCGGACTGTGCAAGCTTGGGCATTAGATGAGCGTCACTGCCCTCCGTATGTTACAAGGATGATCGCGACGATCCTACTATTGCACGGATACAGGCAATGCCGTCAAACGGGAAAGCAGTAAATGCGTGCGCAAAAGAATCACAAGATATGTGCGGTATGTGGGAGGCGCTTTGCCTCCCCTCCGTCTGACAAGACTGTCACTTGCTCAAGAGAGTGCAGCAGTATACACCGCAGTAGGACTCACAAGGGCAAGCGCAACCAATGGAGCGATGAGAGCCGCGCGAAACTCCGCGCCGCAGGGCAGACCGCAAATCTCAAACTTGGCACACCTGCAGCTAAAATGTCTCCGATCTCCGGTGCTTTTGAGACAAATCGTAACGCCAAACATTGGGTACTAAAATCCCCGGAAAACATGTTGTACGAGTTTGACAACCTAGCCCTCTTTATCCGGCAGCACCCAGAGTTTTTTGCAAACCCCAAAAGCGCACACACCGCGCTTATCTCCGCAGCATCCTGCGCTAAAGAGAGCACAACGCCACACAGCAGACGTGGACGGGCGGTCACGCAATACAAGGGCTGGACGGTCGTCAGCCGGAGCAAAAAAGAGCGAGAAACGTCAACTTGATTCTACGCCGCGCACGATTATTTCAGTGCGCGGTGATTTTTTGTCCACCGCGCCGGTGACCGTCAGCGTGATGTGTCTAAAGCTGTCGTCCACGATCACGCCGCCGCGTGTAAGCCCGTCGAGCAGCAGCTTGCCGCTGTAGTTGTCCGGATCACGCCGCCGCGCATCCGGGAAGTAGTACGAAATTGTCACCGCCGCCCGTTCAAACGGCTCTGGCGGCTTGCAGCCCTGCGCCTTGATCGCCCATTGCACGGCGTTCGTCCAACGCTCCTTTTCCGCGCGGTACTGCCATGTGTTTTTGCGCCCGGCGAAGCGGTTCAGCGACGGCGGCACGCCGCGCAACGTCAGCTTAATCGGCGCACTATACTTGCTCATGGCGACCGAACCCACTTGACCGTGCCATTTTGTTTTGCCGCGACAAACCAGCCGTCGGCTACGTAGATTTCCGACCCGTGCATAGAGTCGCTGTATGCTACAAGCCCTCTTATCTTTGGGTAGTACTTGCGTACATGCTTGCGGATCATCCCCATAACTTTACTCCTCCCTTAATCATCGCATTTCTCCGGTTTTTCGCAGCGCTCGAATTTGATCTCCCACACCCACGGATTATCCTTCCAGCCGTACCGACTCTCTACACGCACATTTGTCACGCGCAGCCATATTCGCGCTGCATCGCGTGGCATGTGGATCGGCAGCCTCCAAGTCATCGGTACAAGTTCGCCTTTTTCTTTTTCCGTACCGTACGCGCATCCATCTGCACGATAGACGAAGCACTCATGCACGATGTGGCTGGGGGCGGTGTTGAGATCATAACCGATCGGCAACGGCTCAAACCTCCGGCTGTTTTCAATCTCACGGTCGATGCCGTCAAAGAATCCGTAGTTCCACGGCTCGCGCACCCAAAGCATGTCTTCTGGCGCGTATGGCGCTTTCACTATGGGGAACTGTGGCAGGCCGTCCTGCTTGAATATCGCATAGAAACCTTTTTCCACAATCGTCCCGCAAAACTCGCTGTAGTTTTCCGACCCTTTCACCACTCGCCGCGCAACAGTCTTGCGTCCATCCAAAATCTCGCGAACCATTTTGCTGTTGAATGAAATCGGCTTAATTGCCATCGCTTATTCCTCCAATGCGTGCGTTTTTCCGCCCGTTGTCCCGCCCGCTGTTTTCCTCCAGCGCAAATTTTTGCGAGAACTCCGCGATGCACTTCCCAATGCCAGAGGTTTGTGCCCCTTTCGCCGGTTTCTCGGTGTTGCCGTAATTTCCCGTTTTTCGAGCCTCTGCCGCGTCAAAATTCTTGGTGGGTAATTTGACGTTTTCTTTCAACTCGCCGCTTCTAGCCCCCAAATTTAAGCTCTCACAGCCATTCAAGGCGTACCGTGCGGAAAAATCTGCAATTATGGCCTTCACGTCGGACGGAATCTTTTTCGTTTCATTCTCTCGCTGCTGCATCGTGCGATATGCTCGTTGGACGTTGGATGCGACAACGGAGTGCAAGGTCTCGCTGTCCATCATTCCCCACTCGCGTAGCTGAGACGGAGAGCCGACAATTTTTTGAAGGATAGGCGGCAACCGCTCAAACTGTCGTGTGCTGTCGTATGCGCTGTTTCTGATGGCTTTCAGGATGCGCGCCCATGCTTCGGCCTCGGTCTTTTCGCCGTTCGCGACGAGCTTGCGCATTTGCTCTTTGATCTGGCCTACACCCGGCGCAAATTCTCGGTCACCGG